GTCCGTCGAATCAAGGCTCATACGAACTCTTGATTCTTATCCTAAATGCTTCCAACTACATCCCTCGTAAACATTATTAGAGACAACATAGATAACAATCTAATTAATCGTTACGATATGTAGTTTGGAAGTATTATGGGAGCGTAGTCCAACGGCAGAGACAATGGACTTAAAATCCATCCAGTGTGAGTTCGATTCTCACCGCTCCTACTTAATCCTTTTTAGATGAGTTTACTCTTATGACATTTGATCAATGGCTAAATGAAATTGAAGGTTTCAGTTTAAGACAAGAAAGAGCCATGAGCGACATAAGAAATTGTGTTGCAAAAGGAGAGACTGAGGATATAATTAAATGGTTGATGGCAGCTTATGCTATGGGCCATGAACAAGGTTATAATACTGGATATTATGACTCTAATGAAGATTGCAAAGAACAACTTGATGAATACCGAATGGGTGACGACTTTTAACAAAAGGATAATATAATGACAAAAAGTTCTCTTGATCTATATAAGGTTGGTAGTAGAGTAAAGTTGACTGATGATGTTGACGGAACTATTACTGGAATAAATATTAGCTCTAATAATACTGTTATTTATGAGTGTGGTTGGTGGAATGGTCGCTCTTATACTAAAGATCATTTTAATGCAGAGCAAATAGAAGCAACAGTTGCAGATAAAGTTCGTATCGGATTTGCATGATAGAAGAATATGAAAACTGGGAAGATAACATAAGAAAAACCTTTATAGAACTGGCAACTTATATGGACAAAAATTCTGATCCTCTTGAAAGCATTATTGATTTTGCCTGGGCAAGTGGTGCTGATCTTTTCTTTGTTCAAAACGCTAAGGATGAACTTAAAAGACTAAAAGAGAAAAATAAGGAATGGGCTGCGGAAGTTTATAGAGCTAATGAATTTGCTGTTGAACAAACTAATGAATATCTAAAAATATCTCAGCAGATGCAGACTTTAAAAAATTCTCTTGAGTCCTGATAGGAAAAATCATGGGTAATACTTTATGCAATGGCAGAGTTAAGAATAATAATCCTAAGTCCCCTGTAGAATATTTCTTACTTGTAACAGTAAGAGAATATAGCGACTACGAGGGAGGCACTTATATAGATGAAATAAGAACTGCCGCAGAATTCTTAGAAAAAGACAAAGACGCTTATGATGACCCTTTTTATCAGATATATGGATCAGTACCAGTTGATATTGATGGGCTGCCAACAACTGTTTTTCTTGGCGAGTTTTACTCAATAGATAAGGCAAGAAATTTTTTGTATAATCTTACTGGTGAAGTTCCACAGATTATCTCTTATTGATATGGTAAGCTCAAAATATAAAATTGATCTATCTGACTACTATAGTGCTGATGGTGGATATTGTACTCTTTTTAAGATATCTAATCAGCCATTTATAGGATTTAAGGAGTTTATCTCTAAAGCCAGAGCGGAATACGCCAGAAAAATTCAGCTTAAATTAAGTAAGCATGATCTGGCCCCTAAAGTATGCTCTGAATTATGTAAGATGGGCTATGAGCCACTATTTACTCATCAAATAAGCGGTTGGGGATACGTTACAGAATTAGCTAAACCCACCAATACAAATATACAATTATGGAGAATACAGGGTCTAGTCGATAATATTTTTGATAGAACAAAGCTAAAATTTTGGGACTGTCATTCGGCTAATCTTGGATATATTGTAAGAGAAGGAAAGAATAAGCTAGTTTGTATTGATACTGGTAAAGAAACGTGGGATGGATATTCTAATTATTTTGGAAACTCTGATCCTGGCCCAAAGTGTTCATATTGTTTAAAATATCAATGTAAGTGTGAAGGAATTTAAAATGCCATATATTAAAGAAGATCGTAGAAAAGGTCTGGATGAATGTATAGACGTAATGGTAAAATGTCTGAAGAGTAATGTGCCAAATGACAATATTAAAAATCCTTGGTCTGATCCTCAAAATAGAGGAATATCAAATCAGGAATTACTTGATATTTGTGGAGACATTAATTATACTTTTAGTCGTATTTTAGGGGGTGTTATGGGAGATGTTTCATACCCTAAGATTGCTGTGATTACTGGTGTATTAGAGAATATCAAGCAAGAATTTTATCGTCGAGTAGCAGTACCATATGAAAACCAAAAGATAAACGAGAATGGCGATATCAGAGAATATAAATTACTAAAAGAATAAAGAAAGAAACATATGTCTCGTGATTTTGACAACATCATTAAAGAAATAGTTAAAAACAATAAAGAGCTAGATAAAATGGATGATAAAATATCTAAAAATATCGCCGGTCTAGAAAAAGATATCGCTATAATTAAGAAAGATATGAAAACCATTTCTTCTAAACTAGATGGTATTTTTGATATGCTAAGTAGTCTTTCTGTTTTTATAGAAGATGCTGAGAATATTGTATCAGAAGATGAAGAAGAATATACATCTAATGAGGGATGGTTGCCAGAGCTTAATAAGTGGGAAAACGAACAAGATGATGAGGACGAGGATTAATGGCTAGTTTAGCTCTAATAGTAACGATTATTTTTTTATCTGTACTAATCATAGGGCCATTAAGTTACATCTTATCTTTGTTTGATTGGATGCCAAAGTTTGTTGTATGGATTATGGGATTGCTCTGCATACTGGTAGGAGGTATGACATTCACTTTGCCAGTGGTCTTTTTAAAAGTTTTGGGTCTGATAGACATAGCCATTGGGTTTAAAATAATCTCAGACAGACAACAAAAGAAAAGTGGTGCTTGACAAGACGATGTGCCGATGGTATACTTGAGCCATCACAGGAACGATAACACTTTTGGAGAATACAGATGAAGTTGGCAGATAGGACGATTGAGACTCACAGCGTTGGAGTTGCAAGCAGGAATCAGTTCAATATTGCTCAGACGAGCAAGATGTTTAAAATCCTTTCAGACTCTCTTTATTCTGATAAGGTTATGGCTGCGATTCGTGAGCTTTCTACTAATGCTTATGATAGTCACATCTCTGCTGGGAATAAAAATCCTTTTAAGGTAACTTTGCCCACCGCCGCAAATCCTACTTTTATGGTAAGAGATTATGGTACTGGTCTTAGTCAGGAGGATATGGAGGACTTGTATACCACTTATGGTGCTTCCAACAAGAATGATAGTAACGATTTTGTTGGTTGTCTTGGTCTAGGGTCTAAGAGTCCCTTCGCATACACCAAGAGTTTCACCACCGCATCATATTATAACGGCAAGAAGTATACTTATATTGCGGCGATTGACGAGAGTGGTGTTCCTACTCTGAATCTTTTTAATACTTCAGATACGTCTGAGCCTAATGGTCTTGAGATTAGTTTTGCTGTTAAGCAGCATGACTTTCAAGAGTTTACAGACAAGTCTAAGAGAATATTTCATTATTTTCGCATGAAACCCATTCTTGAGGGTGGTATTGGAAATAATCTGCAAGATCACAAGTATAGTAATACTAATATCGTTATTAGTGGTGAAGGTTGGAGGGTTTGCCGACTCAACAATGATAATAACTATTTCCCTAATAGCTATCATCACATTGATAGTGGTATCGTAGCTATCATGGGTAACATTGCCTATCCTGTTCAGACCGCACAGATTGTTGGTCAAGAGAAGGATGAGATGCCAGATCATATTCAGAAGTGGAATAGAGCTTTCCAGAAGGCAGATATTGATTCTTGGAAGAGTTTTGTCGGAGAGATTCTTAACTCCGGTCTGTATCTTGAGCTTGATTTTGGTATCGGACAACTGGAAATGGATGTTTCCCGCGAAGGTTTGCAGTATACTAAAGATGTTATCAAGACTCTGCGTAAAAAGACTCAAGAAATTTACATGGAGATGAAGGAAGAGTTTTCCAAGAAGATTCAAGCATCCAAGAATAAGGTAGAGGCAATTACTTCATATTATACTATGAATGAATTGGCTGGCGGCTGGGGTGTTGGTGCAACTTGGACTGACCCCAAGGGTAAAGATCATCCCATCAACTCTGGTAACGATCTGGAATATAAAATTCCGGCTGGTAAGAGTCTGTACGTTTTTAATTATAAGACTGCTGGTTATCGTTCTCGTCGCCAAGTTGCTCTAACAGACAGAATCCATCACGAAACTCTTACTGGTAAAGGTTCCTATTACTGGAATAATCAGAAAAAGAAGGGTACTATGGCTTTCTTTGTGTGCGACGTTGCGAGTGAAGAAAGTGCTAAGAAAATTCTTACAAGATATTGTAATGCTAATGATTGCTTTGCTTATCTTATGATCGACACTAAGGATCATACAAAAAGCAATACAGGTTTTGATCAACTGGTAGAAGATGTTGGGGCTGAAAATCTGCTAAAGGTTTCAGACTACAAGCATCTGACGCAAAGTTCTGGCCCAAGAAAGTCTTACAATAGAAATTCTAATGGTAGCGTTAGCGATCAAGACGTATTCTTTATCCACGGTTATGATAAGGATAGTAAGCAGATTACAAATCCTTATAATGATGCTACCCACTTGAGGATTCTTTCAGAAGAACAACTGGAGAACTTTCTGGAACAAGATGAGATTATTTTTGTTCCCATGTTGAGATATGGAACGGAACCTGAGTCTGGTTGTCCAGAGATTGCTGGTATTACTAGAACTCTCCAAGAAGATACTCTAAAGAGCATAACCAAGGACTTGATTGGTAATAGTAAGATTTATGCTATCAAAAAAGCTTTCCTTACAAAGCTTGAGAAAGATGGTTACAATCTTATTAATTTCAACGACTTTTTGAAGCGTCAACTCAAAGTTGTGGCACAAAAGCACTTTAAGAATCTTGCTTCTATTAACAAGCTTGTTGAATATTGCAAGAAGGACTATGCTACAGAAGAAAAGACTGGTGGTGGATATAGATATTATCAGCACGGAACAACAGATAAGCAGTTTATGTTTCATATTCTGAATATCTTTGGTCTAGATTATGACAAGTTTATTAACAACAAGAACCTTGTGGACTGCTTGAATAAGACCATGCTCACAGAGTTCTTTGCTTACACTGTTCATGTCGCTCCTTTTAATATTCCACGATTTAGCCAAACAGAATATCTTTCGCATATCTCTAAGCTTATGAAAGAGGTCGGGATTGATAGTGTGGACGGCAAGGAAATTCGTAACGCTAATTTGGCTTATAATACCTTGACGAACATGATTGTTAATTACTTGTATTCTGGTAATAATAATGCAGATGCTTATCTGAAGATTATCCGTGGAACTTCTACGGAAGATTTGAAGAGGTGGAAAATCTCTGAGATTAGGGAGAAGATTAAGACTGAGGTAGACAAGAACCCTATGCTCAAGGTTATTATGGGTAATCATCAAGTGTCGGGCAATCTGGTAGACCTTAAGTCTAATCAGAATCCTATCATCGAAGATCGTTCATACTATGGAAAGCAGAGTAGGGATTGGATTGAGCAGATGAGCCAGGAGAATATTGACCTATTTAAGATTCAGTTGAGTAGTTTAATCAAGTAGTCAGAAATTTCTCAAGACCCCTTGACAAGCTTGCCGATTAGTGTAAAATGACAGTATCACAGGTATCGTAACTAGAAACTAGGAGTTTGGATTATGGCTGTTCCGTTTATGTTTGTTGATGGTAATTTGACGCTGGTTCTTAATAACCAGAGTTATCAGGTGTTGCCAGATCATATCAACTATAAGTTGATTCTGGAAAGACTTCCCTCTGCTACGGCAGAGGAACTGTTGGAAGTTGTTGATGTTCAAAAGGCTGTTGCTACTTTTAGTGACGGTCTTGTGGAGATCAAGAATGGACAGGTTCTTTATGAGGGCGAGGAAGTTCATGGTAGTATTAGTAAGCGTATTCTGGAGTTCATGAGCAAGGGATTGCCTTTCCAGCCCCTTGTTAATTTCCTGAATAATCTCATGGAAAATCCAAGTATGCAGAGTCAGAAGGAACTGTATGATTTCTTGGAGCATGAGCATCTACCTATCACTGAGGATGGTTTCTTCCTCGCTTATAAGGCTGTTCGTTCAGACTTTAAAGATAAATACAGAGGAGTTTTTGACAACAGGGTTGGTCAGGTCTGCCAAATGCAACGAGCAAAGGTAGACGATGATCGTGGTCGTGGTTGTTCTAATGGACTTCATGCTGGAGCATTGAATTATGTTGCTGGCTATGGTAGTCTGGAGGCTGGCGACCGCATCGTTATTGTCAAGATTAATCCCAAGGATGTTGTGAGTGTTCCTAGCGATTGTAACTATGAAAAGCTCCGCACTTGTCGCTACGAAGTAGTTGGTGAGTATGAGGGTGAATTGCTCAAGCCTCTTTATAAGGCTGATTTTAGTCAGGACGATTACGAAGATGATGCCGATGATTATCTGAATGACTACGATGAAAGCTATTGGGATCAGTTCGATGATGAGGATGAGGATGAGGATGAGATGGATGACGAAGATGTGGACAATAATGGTTTCTATAGGTAAGTAGACAAGGTGGTGTTTGGTAACTTGTAAGATAGCACCTTTATAGTTTATGCTATCGTGCAATAACGGTTCGATTCCGTTACCATCTTTTAAGATATTGCTTTTGATGGTAGTGTTTACTGTCCCAATATCAAAATTGTAGGTAGGAAGTGGAAAAAGGAAAACAAATGTTTAGCGATACTTTGGCTTTTAATCCGTTCGATAAGACTCATAGTGCCATTGGAACAAGAGATCAGATTACTTTGCGAAATAAGTTTTTTGATTCTTTTGGTGGTCAGCAGATTTTCTGCTACAACGGTGATCCTCGCAAGAAGATCAGTAGCATGAATCATACAGATCATCTTACTACTGTTGCTATTGCCAATGATAGTCAAGGTGCTGATGCTTACTTCTATGTTAATGGTGGACGTAAGCAGTATGCTATTAGTAGAATTCGTGCTTGTTTTGTTGATATGGACGCTGGGCGAGATGATCAGGGTCGTTATTTTAAGCCCAGTATTGTCATGCAGAAGAAAAAAGAATTCTTGGATCAGATCAATAACTTTCCAGTAAAGCCAAGCTGGGTTGTTGATACTCGTAATGGTTATCAGTGCTATTGGATTCTAAACCAAAACAATACGAATCCTCACAAGACTTATTGGAATGGTATTCAGAAGAAACTTGTAAACCATTTTGGTGGTGATGCCAGAGCTATTAAAATCAATCAGATTTACAGAATTCCTTACACTTGGTGGAGGAAGGGTTGGGAGGGAAAGCAACCTTATTTTACCAGTATTTTGTCGGGATCGACTGGTAATTGGGTTAATATTGAACAGCTTAAAGAGGCTCTTGATGGAGTGTCTGCTGTTGTTAATGTTGTTGCAAATAAGACTAGCGACGAATGGTTTAAAGAATATGCTAAGGCTTATAAGAGGTCTGATGTTACTGGAGTTCCCGTATCAGTTAATGTTGCTGCAACTATTGCTGATCAGATGAAGTCTCTTAACCTTAAGAACAGCACTGTATTCTGTAATACATATACCAATAGTACAGATGATATCAACAACAAGTATGTTTATACTAGTAGCGGCGCTCTGTTCAATAAGGCTTATGGTGATCCTACTCCAGTATCTCCTGTGACTGAGGACGATACAGATGCTCTTGAGTCGCTTCCTGCTGACGCTGGGGGCGAGGATTTAGATCTTGACGGTTCACAGACCAAGCTTTTAAAGACGGTCGTGGAGTTCCTTAATCAAGTCTCAACTCCCCTCTACTTTAGCAATAACAGATTCTTGTCTAATGCTGCTAAAGAACTAGCGTCTAAGATTAGTGACAAATTTTGTATCGGATGAGGGTTTAGTGTCAGGGGTATTGGAAATTCCATACCCTTTGACACAACCACATAAAGGAGAAAACAAATGGGTAGACATACTAATCCTCTTTTACAGCTTTTATTGACTGATGAAGAAGCTAAGAAGAAATTTATTGAGCTAATGAATGAGTCGGGATCAGCAGGAGATCTTTACTATTATTTTCAAAAGAATACGTTTTATGGCAATAAGTATTATCTTAGTTGGCAAACAATTTGTAATATCATAAGAAGATTAGGCTTTAAGGGTCGTAGAGGACGCAATCGTAAGAATGTAACTTCTCAAAATAGATATAGCTATAGGTAAATTCTATGCACGAAGATTATGAGGATGATAGTTATGATGATGATAATAGTCAAGAAAATTTAGAGAGTCATTACAAGCATTATTTCAAATTTGATGCCGATGCGTGGGATGCTTGGAGTAAGTGGTTGTCTGATGCTCTTAAAAGTTCTATTGACTCTTCGCCAAACGTGTGGTATGCTTATGGTTTTCCTGTGAATAGTTATTTCTCCGATACTGTCAAGGATAACTCCTTCCAGTATTTGGGGAATAACTATCAGGATGTGTCAATATGGAAAAAGAAATATTCTGTATTTAGTCCATTTAATATCATCTATACCAAACATATAGAATCAAATGCAAAACACTTTCTTAAACAGCCACATTACTATAAAGGACTATTTGATATATTGAACTAATATGAAAAATAACAAATTCGAGATAACGGATATAGATAAGTTTGTCGAATGTTCTAGAGTTCTGGTGTTTGACTGCATGGGAAAAGATCAAACATCTCGCTTGGATGATATGAAATATACTTTGTCAGAACTTTCAGAAGAAGAAAGGAATGAATTAAATGAAGTATTAAGCCAAGAGGAAGCTATGAGTATATGCAAGCTTTTTTTACGCCAATATGATGATAACAAATTTATCGTAAGCAACAAACAGTATGCAAAACTTATTGATTCCTTAAATACCAGACTTGTCAGTAATATGTTAAATAATCTGGTTAACAGGGGATTGTTAGAAACAGCTTTTGATCATGAGTCTAATGACTTCATCTTTTGGGTAAAAGAAAATGAAAATGAAGAAGATAAAAAATCTTAAACCACTAGAGTGTGTCGCAGACTTGCGGTACAGGTGTTCTTCTTGTGGAATAGATCATTGGATATCTATTAAAGAAGCAAGAACCCAAGGATTCATAATCGTGTGTGATTGTGCTTCCTTATTAAAAGTAAAAGTCATTAAAGACATTAAAATTGTATATCACGAAAATGTCGTAGCACAACCAAAACATAGTAGTCTGGCTACTGTGGTGGTCATTGAAAAAACAGATGAGAAAATTATTAAACAGGCTTGTTCTGCTTTAAATACATACGGATTCACAGCACAAGAATCTATGGTAATGGCATTGAAACATACCGAAAAAGAAGTTTTTACAGACGTTAAATCACTTATTGAGAAGATTTTATCTAACTTGGAGAATATTACATGAGCCTTTCTAGACCTTCTAAATTCACAGACATTATTGGACAACAAACGGTTATTAACAGACTAAAGATTGTAGTTGCTGGCTGCAATAAGTCTGATGCTGTTATGCCTCATATTTTAATAGACGGGCCTCCTGGCCTTGGAAAAACAACAATGGCTAGTGCAATAGCTAATGAGCTTAATGTTAATTTATACACTATTAATGCTGCTACTGTTCGTAGTGTTAAGAATATTTTACCATATATCATGGGGATGTCTCCTAGATCAGTTCTGTTTATTGACGAAATTCACAGACTACCCAAGATTGTAGAAGAGTTTTTGTATCCTGTAATGGAAGATTTTGTTTTGAATATCTTGGTCAAAGATGCTGAAGATAAGGATAAGCCAGAAACTATTAATTTGCCAATGTTTACTTTGGTAGGAGCCACAACTAGTGGTGGTAGTCTAAGCCAACCTTTCTATGATAGGTTTACTATTAAGGAACACTTGTCCTATTATAGCGTAGATGAGTTAGCTAAACTAGCAAAGTCGAACGCACAAAAGATTGGATTGCTGATTGACGATAACAATCTGCTAGAAATAGCAAAAAGAAGCAAAGGCACTCCAAGAATATTGAATTCAAGACTGATGTGGTATAAGAACTATTCATCTTTTTATGAAGATAAGCCTATTGTGGATATTGATGATGTATTTGCCAATCAAGGAATAGATAGTCTAGGGCTGGATACGAATGATCGTATGTATATTGAAGCACTAAGAAAGTCTAAGGGAAGTCCTCTTGGTCTGAAAAGTATTTCAGCAATGACGGGGATAGCTATCGAAACCATTGAGAATAACATTGAGCCATTTTTAGTTCGTATGGGGTATGTAGTTAGGACGCAAAAGGGAAGAGTAATAGGTTCTATTCCATGATAACTAAATACGACATCATATACCTCATAGTCTGCGTAAACTGCTATGTAATTGGCTATTTAATAGGTAAGACTACCCACAATACTAAAGACATTGGTGTATTTAAAGATGCTAAGAGAGATAAACAAAATAGTCCAATACACAGTGTTGTGTCTATAGATGAGACAAAAGTAGTCACGAATATAAACACAGACAATCTGGTAAAAAAATATGAGGAACTTGGAGATAAGACAGTATCTAACGACAATATCTCAGGCTCAATTAGTAAGTTAAAAAACATGAAACAATAACTGTTTCTGGAAAATATGGAGATAAATTATGAGTGGACGAGGCTTAGACGTTGGTACTAGTTATATAGTATGTGCCGAACAAAAAGGCAAAGATGTAGTATATAAAGACTTTAGAGATGCTTTCTATATTATCAAGCCTACCACTCCAGTAGCATCTAAAATGATAGAAAAGGGATTGGCCGGGAAAACTTTTATTAAAGATTCTGACGGATCATTTGTTCTATTGGGCAAGGATGCTATAGAAAAGGCTATCGAAAGAAATGATACAGCTAAAAGACCGATGTATAGGGGTGTCGTTTCTGCTAAAGAAAAGGATGCAAAAAGAATACTTGCATTTATTCTTAAAGAAGTTGCTGGACAAGCATCTGAAAAGGATGAAAAAATTGTCTTTTGCGTACCAGCACAACCAGTAGACCAAGAAGATGACGATTTTGATGTAGGATATCATGAAGATATCGTAAAATCAATACTATCTGATTGTGGATATGTTCCAAAAGCTATAAATGAAGCAGAAGCTCTTTGCTATGCTGAACTTGAGGATAGCGACTATACTGGAATTGGTATTAGTTGTGGTGCGGGTATGACTAATATCTGCGTTATGTTAAACGGAGAACCAACCGTTGTATTTTCTACTACTAAATCTGGAGACTGGGTTGATCGAATGAGTGCCGTCGCCACTGGAGAACAAGATAGTGTTGTTCAGGTAGAGAAAGAGGGTGGGGATTTTACTATTGGACAACCTAATAGCAGTAATATTTTAGCAGCTGTTTCTGTTTATTATGAAAGACTGATAGATTATACTACTAAAAATCTTACTATGGCTTTGTCTAATCATAAGTCTCTTCCTAAATTTAAGGATCCATTAACCATAGTGATCGCTGGTGGCACTTCTCAGGCAAAGGGTTATGTAGATTATTTTAGATCTAGTCTGGAGAAACAAGGGTTCCCTTTGAATGTAAAAGAAATCAAGCAAGCTAAAGATCCTCTACATTCTGTTGCTCGGGGCTGTTTAATAGCCTCTCAAGTACTTTGAGAATTAACCGCTTATGTTAAGTGGGTTAAGTCTATTTTATCAACAATCTCAAAGATCTTCAAAATGGAAAAAAGTAAGAGCAGAGCATCTTAAACAGTACCCATCGTGTGCTGCTTGTGGAAATACCGATGGTCTAGAAGTTCATCATATAGAACCAGTTAGTGTTAATCCAGACAGGGAACTAGACCCAACCAATCTTATTACTTTGTGCTCAAAATATTGTCATTTTTATATAGGGCATTTAATGGATTATACTAGTTGGAATATTGATGTTATAGAAGACTCTAGGGTGTATTTTAATAAGGTATCTAATAGGCCTTATAAAATCAGGACTACAAATTATGAGAAACATAGTAATTTGTATTATTTCTTTCTTTCTTGGTTCAGTTGTTTTGGGCGGAACAATAGAGAATAAAGACAAAGATAATAAGCACATAGAGTATGCACAAGGTTTTAAGTACGTATATAAAATTTCTGGAGAATATGAGGACAGTTCTAATACTGCTTTTTATGCTTCTGCCGTTGCAATAGGTCCAGAATGGATATTAACTGCTGCTCATGTTGTTACTAACGTGAGATCAGGTTATATCACACAAGAGGATGGCACGCGTAATATTATTAAAAAATTCATATGTCATAGTGATTTTAAAGACCATAACTTTGGCTACTATGATATCGCTTTGTGTCGATTAGAAAAAAAATTATCTTTAGATTTCTATCCAGAACTATACTCCCAAAAAGACGAACCTGGGAAAGTTTGTTCTATCTCTGGATTTGGTAATACTGGAACTTTTATAGCTGGGGCTTCTGTAGCCGATGGTATTAAAAGAGCTGGTTCTAATATTGTTGATCAAATTGATAGACATCTACTCATATGTTCTCCATCCATACAAAGCAATAAAACAGATTTGGAATTTCTAATAGCTAATGGAGATAGTGGTGGAGGATTATTTATTTCTAATAAGTTAGCCGGTATTAACTCTTGCATAATATCTCCTGACAAAAAAACAGACTCATCTTATGGAGATAGGAGTGGTCATACTAGAATAAGTGTATTTAAAGAGTGGATTATTAAAACTATAGAAACAGAAAGAAAATAATTATGCTACGAAGAAAAAAAGTATCACTATTTCCATATATAAGAGAAGATGTTAGTAGTTTATCATCTCAGGGACAGACATATGGATGGGAAATACAAAAGCTTAATGTAACAAGTGCTTGGTTAAAAACCAAAGGAGAGGATGTCGTTGTTGCAGTATTAGACACTGGCTGTGATCTTGACCACGATGATCTTAAGTCTAATCTATTGCAAGGTATAAATATGGTCAATAAAAAACAAGACCCTATTGACAGAGCGGGTCACGGAACTCATGTTGCTTCAACAATTGCAGCAGCAGATAACGGCAGCGGAATGGTTGGTGTCGCACCAAGAGCCAAGATAGTGCCAGTTAAAGTCTTAGGAGACGATGGGCATGGAGATTTAAAACATGTCACAGAGGGCATTATATGGGCCGCAGACAGAGGTGTGGACTTCATTACCATGAGTCTAGGGTCTCCATCTCCAGCAACTCAATTACAAAATGCTCTAGAATACGCACATAAAAAAGGATGTATAGTATTTTGTGCTGCTGGAAACTCTGGTGAGAATTCTGAAATAATGTATCCGGCTAAATATGATTATTGTATAGCAATAGGTGCTGTGGATGAGTCCTTAAATAGAACATCATTTTCTTGCAGCGGAGAAGAATTAGATTTCTTAGCTCCTGGTCAAAATATATTAGGTTGTGTGCCAAACAATAGTTATGCTATAATGTCTGGTACGAGCATGAGCAACCCATTTGCCACAGGTTGTGCTGCTTTATTAAAAGCATACTTTAAAAGGACCGGAGATCTTGGAAAACTTAAAACCGTAGATGACTACATTTCATATTTTAAGACTAGTGCTATTCCGCTTAAGAATAAAAAATACACATCTATCAAAAAGTATGAAGGTTACGGCATTATTAATCCAGCATTTTGAACACCCTTGATATCAAACAGGTTATCTAGTACCTCTTTAGATAGTCTGGCGTCTCTCTTAGCTCTTTGGATTTCTGTATCCTGAACATATTTTAGATATCTATTATATCTATTGATCTGTTGTTTAGTATAATATGATCCAACTCTAGCAGTATCATTAAAAATTTCTATATTATGAGCTTTTGCATTATTAATCCTAGCTTCTGATGATTTTAAGATAAAATTGCCTTTGGCTTCTATCTCTTTAGCTGGAGCATAGGCGGAGTTAACAAAATTTTCTATGTTCAACATAGGGTATGGGTTCTGAGCCTCTGCATAACCAGATAGCATTAAAAATGACAACAAGGAAAAAGATATTATGTATCTCATCTTTCAAGGTATCCTATTCTATAGAATTCATTTACATTAGACTCTATTTGCTGTTGTGCCTCTGTGTCTAGAGAATTTCTAAACTCCCAACAGCCTCCACGCTCTACTGGAGTATGAGAAATAACGGGAAAAGATTCAACTCTTGGAGTAAAGTCTGTGTCATCTTTATGAGATACTACTATTTTTTGTATGTTTTTATATCCCATATAAGCAGATAGTGTGTGGTCGTCGTTCCATGATTTTGAGACAAAATTATTTTTGAATTCTTCTATGTCAAAAAACTTTCTCTTGTACGATACTGTTTTATATCCCTCAAGTATTTTAACTCTTGTATCTTTTGTAACGGTTGTACAGAAGTGGCATGATCCGTCGAGGGCGCTCATTCCTGCAAATCCTATAGCTGCGTCTGGGTATCTTTCTCTAGCATCTATATGTGCTTCTATCATACCATCCATATAGTATAAGTCGTCATCAGCAACTATTATTAGTGTTTCTGGATCGCTGATTCTTTCTAGAGTTGGTAGTATTTTGGTGATAGACCCGAGGTCATCAGTTCTAAAGATCTTAAGATGATTGTGTTTTTCTTGGAATTCATATAGCCAATCAGGTATGTGTAATTCTTCCCCTGTCCTTTTGTAGAAATGAGGAATATTGAAATGAATCTCATAATTACTATAAGATTGTTCAACGAGCGTCTTTAGTCCTAGTCTAGTACCCATATAGTCTTTTGGTTCCATGAGTCTATTTGGTACTGTCGTTAGTGTTACTATGATATCTGACATATTAAATCCTGTATAAAAATAGTGTTTGTCTACCATTAAACAACAAAGAATATCCATTATCTATAAGATACGGAGATAGAAGTCTATCCTTGCCTCCATCGGCAGTATTAAAATCTGTATCGTCTATTAAAATAAGATGAACATTTGAAAGTTTGTATTTAGCTGCTTTGTAAGCTTCAAGGTGATTTTCTGCAAAATTTGGCGTCCCTTTATCCCATCCGTCTAGATATAGTATGTCTATTTTTTTATCAAAGTTTTTAAGAAACTCTATTCCGTCATGGGGAATATTGACATGTAAATTGTCTGGTTTATTTTGTCCGATATTTGAGTAACACCAATCTACTCCATTAATACAGTTAGTGTCTATGTCCACAGTATAAACATCAAAGCCTGCTCTTGCCCAAAAGAATGTGGCGTGTCCGTCACAACAGCAAGGAGGGGACACAAAGGGATCTATATTTGGTGAATCAAAATAGTCAATACATTTTTGGCTGGAAGATAATCTGGTAGAGCCTATCTCTACAACAGTATTAAGATTCAAAAGTTTTGCTATTTCTATAGTCTTTTTAATAAATGGAGCTGGTTTAGATCTGCGAATATCATAATCCTCACCAGTTAAATTATCATACTGCCAGTATTTTTTTTCTATTTTAAAGTCTAATAGACTATTGTATATATTATTTATTAGTCTCATAGTAATTCTTCAATGTTTAATATATTTGATAAAACTAACACGTTTCCATTTCTTGATCCATTACTGTTATACCAGTTCAACCCATTTTGGGCAACATGCATCATATAGTCAGTATCCTTTAAAAGTCTACTATACGTTTCTAGTATAATTTCTAATTGTTGCTTTGGATCCTCTACTGTTTCAAAAGGAACATAGTGTAATCCAGCAACTAACGGATTACAAAAATCTGTAGTCTTGAGTTCTGGTCTTAATAACACAGAACCAACGCCAAGTATCTCCATATCTCTATTGCATATTTCAGCAGATCCATTTAAACTCAAACCAATTAAATGGTTATTTAACTCTTGTATATATTCTTCATAGGAGACTCTTGTATTTTCTATGGTAATAACATCTCTATATTGATTTAGATTGCCTATAAAAAATCTTGAGCCATGCAAGTAACCCCTAAATAACAAACCTTTATTTGTTTTATGAAAGAAGTGCTTATCAGAGCTATTAATCGCTGTTTCTATATTCAGATTATATGTAGAATACGAAGATGGTATTATTTTATGGCTTTTTGCATTAACAGAGGAATATATCCCTAGGCAATTAGAATTATCCCAATCGCATTTATCATCTAGTAGCTCATACGCTCTATCCCAATATGTAACCACTTTATATTTTTTTGTGGACACATTTTCTATGATTAGATGATGAGGTCCATTTTTATGACCATAATTATTATTATATGAAATGCTATTATTATCTAGAGAGATTCTGTCTCCATAGATGAACTTATAGTGATCATATAAAGATTGGAATATTGCCGTTGGCATCCATCCACTAAATGATGGTTGAGCATAAAAGACTAGTTGTGTTTCGGACATTATTGACTTTCTGTGGGATGTCCTATTTTATGTCCGTTAGCCTTGATGGCTCTTGATAATATATGATGATTCCATCCTAGTTCATAGGGAACATATTCAGCAGCTAAAGCGGATGCTCCAATTTCAAAACCTTCTGCCCATGTTCCTTGAGTATATGGTCTATTAGCAAGATAGTCATGAAACCATTTGAACTGATTGTAAAAAGCTCTTAATTTTTTTGAGTTTAAAAACACTAGTAAATACTCTGCTGGAAGAGTAGCATTATTCCACTCTGGTCTAGGATGAGTATCTAAATCATAGTTAAAAATTTTGTGCCAAAAAATACCGTGATGAGGATTGTTTTTTGTCTTAAAATCTTCTAGAAACTCAATGAACCTGTAAGAATTTCTTGGTGCTAAAAAGTCATATCCTTTGGAATGTACATCACTAAAAAAAGACTGTACAACCTCTTCATCCCACCACTCTAAAGAATTATCACAGTCTGTCCAGATAGTATAGAAATCTTCTGGAACTGAAAGAAGTTGCTCTATACACCTATATCTCATATTGAAATTGAAGTCTGATGCCGGGCCTTCTGGACTTCCTATAGGTAGTCTTATCTTAAAATCTTTTTTAGATATATTGTCTATCAGAATTCTATTATTATTTGGATAATAGTCATTAACCATACTCCCACAGTCTGTGGTTAATGCAAAATTATGACTTGTTTTAGTTAATACTTCATCTATTAGCTTTAAAGTATAGTCTCTAGTATAGTTTTCGCCTAAACTGAGTGTGGTAAAATAGATAGGTTTCATTGTTTCTTTCTGAAAGCGCAATAATAGTAGATATTCGTACCTACCTCTATTTTTATTTTACACTCTTTACCATTTATTTTAACAATTTCCAGAAGAGGATAGTGTTTTGACATGATTTCATCAGATAGATCTGGTTGTAAATGAACCTCATGTATGTTGTTATTGACCACATCTTGAGGTAGATTATATGGCACAACCACTAAAATCTCATCACATCTAGCACATAAATACTCTATCAAAGAAGAGGCATCTTCTCTGCTCAAATGCTCCAGTATATCTCCCAAAATAATAAAATTATAGTGATCAAATTTAAAGTCTAATATATTGGTATTGTATATTTTGTTATATAGATTATGCAACTGGTATTCTTTGATGTATGGCTCCCATATCTCCACTCCGTCCATCTTGTTGATAAAATGGTCTTTTAGTAGTTTAGGGTAATATCCATGTCCACAACCAATATCTAATACAGAAGCCTCTTTAGGAATATTATTCTCTACAAAAGCTTTAATATCATTTGTTAAATAGCCCCAATTTCCAGGCATTATAAATTACCTGTAATGGGATCGGCCCATCCTTTGCTTATGCTATGAGGCCACACTAGCCAACTATGGGGATTTTGGTCTGTCTGGAATTCTCTCCATACCTTACAATATGCATCAGGATCATTCTTCATTCTCAATATTTCATCTTTGTCTGCATCTTTTCTGTATATATCATTGCCATCTTTGTCTTTGAAGGCAACTGCCCAAAAATCATAGTCTGTCTCTGGAACTTGATGATATCCAATATCAATACAGTGCTTGAATATTCTTAAAAATGCAGCATCAAATTCTTCATCAGAAACATTTTGAAGAGGGTCTGGTGGTGGTTGATGATCTAGTACACTTTTTTGTATAGCTCTTCTAGAGAAACTCAAACCGGCGTATCTCTCGTAGTCTCTAAGAGATCGTTTGGTTCCAAAACCGAATTCTCCAAAATCTATATCATTCTTTTCACCATCCATCTCAAATAGTTTTCTATTTCTTAGATGGCATTCATTATTTCTCTTAACCCATTCTTTATCGTCATCCCACTGTTTGGTTCTGCCTTTTCTTGTATATTCATGCCAACAAACGACCTTATTAGGATGGAATAAATCATATCCTTGGGTAAAGGCACGAACAGCAATGCTAATTTCTTCTCCGTGAAAGTAATATTTGGGATCATGAGGCACTTCATGACAGAATTCACCAACTGTAAAAGCAAAGTGAGCACTATAAAATCTTGCTGGTAGCGGCTTGTTCTTATTATCCCATGCGTCAAATGATGCAGGCAAGAAGAATACTGCTCCTTCTGGGATGAATCTATCGAAATTCATTTTCCATGGCTCATTAACTCTTAGTGCCGGATCATTGTCAGGATCAAAACTGGGTATATAGGCAGTAATTAAAGGCTTTTCATGACCGTCTGACTGCAACTCTTTTAACATATCTATTAGTGTTGCATCCCAGTCTTTAGCAAATCTGTGATGAGAATCTAATTGTAATGTATATTTTTCTCCATTATAAAGAGATTGTACTTTATTTCTAGCCCAACAAACTCCACAGCTCTCTGTATAGGGAATATCTAAAATTCTAAATCTAGTATCCTCTAAAAATTCTTGTACATCTGGCCAGGTATCTTCTGTAGATCTCTGCCATGAAATGCCGATTCTAAGATTCTCAGGATTTTTTGCCTGAGATAGCATATCTTTGATAGTCGGCAATAATTGGGGGTCTCTGTAAGAAGCTATTTGAACAAAAATGGTATCCTGATCAGTGCTAATTTTCTCTTCTTTCGTGACCTTCATAATGATGAACCCTATTGTGTGTTATTGGACTAGCTAGTAAAATAGAAGGCTTAACTTTTTGTTCTTTGGTTAGCGTGTATATGTGACTCATCCATGTTTGCTCAAATGGAGATGCCCACTTGGTATCCAGAAAACACTTTTTATTACCTTCTTGAGATATTATATGAGGCCAGTTTGAGTAGTAAACCTCCCCTTCTGCATATGCAACGCTATTAATTGTTTTTATGTTAGAGAATTTAGTTAACGGTTTTTTAGAAATATCTCCAAAGTATTCTATTTTTCTCTCTCCTGGAATATTATGCCAACTCCACTGCTCTCCATTGTGTCCGTAAAACTCACTAAAGCTAAACTTCAAAAAATCATATTCTTCAATATCCATAATTTTATGTACAGTATTATATAGATCATTTACTCTTTTAGCAAAACCAAATGGGCAAGTTATATCTATTAAGTCTAGTAACATATCATCCTCAAAAAATAACATATACTTATTGCCAGATTCTGCAAATTCTTCTGCCGCATACTGTCTAGCGCGACATATTCCCATATTCCCTTCTCTTATCTCTCTAAAGTTATACTTTTTGCATATCTCTTCATACTTACCAAAAAGATTCTCTTTATTTGAATTATTGATAAGAACTTTTTCTGTTTTTTGCAGAAAATTGTTGTCAAATTTTTCGAATGAATTTATAACCATCTCCAACTGTTCTGGAGAATTAAAAGCATTAATATATAATGTTGTATTGTTATTTTTATGTATTTTAGTTGATTGCTTAACTTGCTGCTTGGTATTAAGATTTTTAACATTTTCGAAAAAGGTTGAAATAAGACCATCAGAATTGATACTTTCAAACTGGAAGTTCTCTGGATCTAGATATGTCATTAATGTGAATATGCTTTCCTCAGTTCCCATGAAGCCAGAAGAAAGAGTATCATTTAATAGTCCATAATACATATCATTTGCTTTAGATACATAATCCTTATTACCTCCAAAAAAACCACCGCGAGCAACTCTGTCAACAACTTCAGATCTAGCATATTTTTTCATTGCTGCTATATCGAATCCGTGAATTTCAGTCTGTGTTTCATAAGGAAAACAAACAAACAAAAACTTTTGAACAAAATTCTCTAATTTTTCCAATACATTGTCATGATAAAAATATCCAGGATGAACTGTATTGGTTATTCCTCCGTCTAGCCAGTAATAAAAATCAGAGTTAAAAGGATTAAATACCTTGGCATTATGCAAAAGGAACATTTTGCTCATGACCATAGGGTTGTACCATTCCATTTTAGCTTGCGTACTATCTGCTAACCATCCAACCTGATTGATCCATTCGGGATTTGTTCTTATTTTTTGTATTTTGTCAAAGAACGGGAAAAAATTTCCATTAAATTGTTCTTTTGTGTGATGATATACTACAGTATTCTCTTTCTTCCTGTGCTTCCAAACTATATCTTCATTTTCTGGGTCTATAAATATAGCAAGATTAATATCTTGTAGCGTCAATAATAGTTTTTCGAAATTTTTAATGTAGTGCGAAAAGTCTCTGCCCCAGCCCTCAGATAATTCTCCTCTTTTTAGGTCCCATATTCCTGTTACGATTGTGGTATTTTTGCTCATAATAATGATAGACTTTTGCGTTTAGTGAGGGGATAGGATGTGGTATAGAGTACTAAGAGATATTTAAATCCCGGCATCTGAACAATAGTAATTGCAGCCCAACCAGTGGTCAAGACCAAAAAATCGTCTAATGTGTCTTGACAAGATTTTTTTTTGGAGTAGTATGATTGAGGCGTCGATTTTTAGTTGTTATGTTGCTTTTTTACGAGGTTAAATTGTTGTTCTATGTCAAGGTTTGATTCTGATTCTGATTCCAATGGAAAAGACTACAGGAGAGAAAAATTTAAAAGCAAAAAAAATTGGAATAAAAACTCAAGAGAAGATGATGGCTATTTAAATAAACAAGCCAGTAAATCTTACAAAAAAGAGATCAAAGAAAAAAAAGAATCAATGCTAGAGGAAGAGATATGGGATGATTGGGAAGAATACAACAAATGAAATATATAGAGGAACTATCTTACGGACAGTGCTTCAGATATCAGACAAAGTATTTTATAGTAACAACCGACTTTAAGCATAATAGAGATATAAAATGCATAGATTTAACTAATGGAATGTCTATATGGATGAGTGCCTCAGAAATAGTTGAAGACATAGACATATATACCTTAGATAAAGACAACGTTTTAATACCTTTAAGAGAACGTAAAAATGAATATAACATGGATAAAACTAAAAACATTTCTTAATTCTCTTTGGTGGCATATATATTCTGGCTTTCCAAAAAGCACTCAATCTGAAATAGATCACAGATATTCAATATGTCTAGCCTGCGAGAAATTTAACCACAAGAAATCTGAATGTAAGATATGCGGATGTGCAATCAGCAATAAAAAGATATTTCTAAACAAACTTGCATGGGCCGACCAGTCTTGCCCCATAAATAAATGGACAAAAATAAAGGACTAAAAATGAAAACACAAACAAGATATAATAAACAAACGTATTTAACTTCTACCAACGATATATTTTCTGTAATATCTGAAAGAGTAAAAGCAGACAATAATGGCTGTACAGTCATTGTTCCTCATGTATGTAATAATGTTGATGCTTTTGGTGCTGGATTTGCTGGGCAAGTTGCCTCAAATTTTCCAACAGTAAAAGCAGACTACCATATGCTTGGCAAAACATT